AAATGGTAAGAATTGATTTTTTCACGAAGAAAGACGCTGAGTACAGCGATTACATGCGATATATTATCGCCAACACATTACAGGAGTATGAGGGTGAGGCCACGTTAAACCAGATTCCGGAGAACAAGGCCGCGGAGGAGGAGATATCCAAGTACGGTATAGAGGTATATCCTACTATCATCGTCAGTGGAGATAACATGGATGGCTTTAATAAACTTGAAGGGATGGTCAGAAAAGCTGATCTTATTAACGTCATGTCGTTATACGACAAGAAATAGGCTTATGACGATAAGGGATAAATATTTTGGTTGGAAAGATATATTCTTTGACAGGTTCGTGCATTGTTGTAATGAAAAAAGTGACCAACCACAAGGAAGTAATATACCTCTAGCCAAAATAAACTTCGATAACAAGACAGGATATGTGGAGGACGGGACTATTAATATAGCCGAGCTTCTTCAATATCTTTGGATAAATAATAAGGTCTATGGGTGTGAATATGCGCCCATAGATATATCTTCTGCCTTGCAAACATTGATCAGATTGACCGAGAACGCTAAACATATGTTTGAGGATCAACCGGGTGTATATGACATGATCCCATATAGAGGTTTTTTTCTTAGAGATGATTTTTTATCCGGGAAAGATTATTCACTTGATTTGGATAAAATAGTGAGCGGGATGGGAGGATGGTATGGCGAGGATGAGGATCCTTGTTATTCGATGTTCGTCAGCCAAGACCAGATATGGAACTTGAACCCGATATTGAAGGTATTAGCTGATGAAGAGTCTATTCTAGCCAAAGAACTTGGATATGATATAAACTCATATGTCAGCGATAATGGATACACGATATACAACCCATACCTTTCATGGATCAATCATTACTATCATTATTGTCCAACATTTAACGAGGATAAATTAAAGCCTTGGGATAGGGTAGAGGATAGGGAAAATAAGTTCAAGATGACGGATAAGGTTAAGAGAGGCGCCAATAACTGGTACTATTCAGGCGGAACTATATCTTGCGTAGATAGCTTCTTGGGGAAGAAATACAGGAAGAATCTCCGAACCTTTATCTATCGTGGAATAGTATTCTTCCTTGACCGGATATGGCATACGCCTTTATTTGAGAAGATGGGTGTGAAAATGAAATACAACGCTTATTATTGTTATGCCGCTACCTCCGGTATTTGGTACAATAAAGGATTCAAGAAAAGGCTAGCCAAGAGATTTAACGAGTCTTTACGTGGCGGAGGGGATCTGTTCGGGGCTAACCTAGCCTGCATGGTCTGTGACCATAAGGATATCGATTGGGAAGCGCTTCGTCTTTGGCTTGACAAGTATGACGAGCCTAATGATAAGGGTATGGTGAATAGCCCTATCCAATTTATGTATTTATATTTATATTACTATTTTAACAAATAACTTGAAATGAAGAAGATAAATGACTGGGTTATAAGAACATTTGGGCTGAGAGGTTCATGGAGCTGGGCTAAGAAGCAGATGTTAAATGGAGCGATCATTAAACGTAAGGCCACTATAGGGACATATAAAATAGCCATTGATAATGACAAGAATAAGTTACTTGTAGCTACATGGGATCATCTAGATCAAAGTCCTGTATGGGAAAGGTGTCCGCATAGTTTATTAGATGAAGATGCGGTTGATTATTTTGTCACAGCTCATAAGGAATTATCATATGGGGGCATAAAGATCAGGATGAAAGATGAATTTAATTGTATCGATAAAATGTTGAAAGCATGAAAAAGATTACCGATAAAGACGTAGAGGCTCTTAAAGCCGGAAAGAAGGTGACAAAAGGCTTTATCCATATGCAGTTGGATGATAAGGGGATATTGAACATGTGGACTGATAACAATATAACTGACAAATATAGGGACTTTGAAATAGACGTTAACAAATTGTTTGATCATGGGATTCTTACTGAAGAATATGATAAACTTAGAATTATAAACATACATTAGCAAGATAGAAGAATATGAGAAGAAGGATGATAGGCGGTCAAACCGTTTCAAACGGTATATATATCTTACACACCAATGGCAAGTTATATACTAGTGATAAATGGAATTATTCGTGGAGAAACGACGCCGTGGGAGTGGCGTTGATAAGCGACAACAGCAGCTTCGTTATTTCAGGTATTGAGATTAAGAATCGAAGCTGGTCTAATACGACTGGATTGATCCAAGGAGTGACTACAATAACATCAAGTAATGAAGCCAAAAAAGATTTTAATGGATTTCAAAACACACAAAGTATTGCGGAATATACGCATGCTAGTGCCGCTTATGAATGTACTGTTACTCAATTCAAGAACGGGCAAATGGGATATCTAGCATCAGTGGGAGAATGGATGGAGATCATAAATAATTTAGATGAGATTAACAGATGCATGTCTCTTATCGATGGATTAGATATAGACGAAGGCGCTACAAGTTATTGGACTAGCACTCAATATAATTATGAGAAAGCATGGTTAGTGACTTATAACGGGAATGAGTTTTATCCAAATGATGAGAGAAAGGACGTTTCCTTCTATGCTATTAGAGTAATATCACAATTAATATAAAAAACAATTATGACAAAGAAACAGTTAAGAATCCCATTTAAAGATGGAAAACCATGTAAGTGGGTTAAAGATGATCATGACGAGGAACGTGATAATTATGAGTTCGAGGAATGCCTTGAGATACACGGATTCGTTCGTGGACGCTCTTCGGCTGTAATGATATTAAGACCGGCGAATGATCATGGGGAGGATTTTAATTATGCCAAAAGTGTCTATTACCAAGTATTCTTGACAGACAGTAAGGAAGTAATACAGAACATGATGCATGGAATCATATATGGTAAATGGACGTTTGTTAAGAGAGGCGAAAATTTTGGTATAAAATTGGTTAAGGTCTTACCTAAGATACATAAAATCTCCCTTGATATGATCGCAAAGGATATTTTTAGGCCTGAGAATAAATAAACAATATGAAAGTATTATCATTATTTGACGGAATATCATGTGGGTATCTAGCGTTACAAAGAGCCGGCATACCTATAGATGCTTATTACGCCTCGGAGATAGACAATACATGCATAAAGGTGAGCCAGAAGCATTTCCCTGATATTATCCGGTTAGGAGATGTCAATAACTGGAGAACATGGGATATCCCTTGGAAAGACATAGATCTGGTCATGGGAGGGTTCTGTTGCCAGAGTTTCTCTAGCTCAGGTAAGGGTAAGGGATTCATGGACGCAAGGGGGAGACTTTTCTTTTGCTTCTCGGACATCGTAAGGCATTTAAAGAAGGAGACCAAAGGTAAGATCCTGTTCTTGGGCGAGAACGTCCGGATGCGGGACGAGCATCGCCGAGTGATAACGGAGGAGCTGGGCGTAGAGCCGGTGGAGATCGATAGCGCCTTGGTATCGGCGCAGACCCGGCATCGTCTTTATTGGTGTAATTGGCCAGTAGAAATGCCGAAAGACAAACATATATCGTTAGATGATGTTTTAGAGAATGATAAAGGATGGAAATCTGGGACCATAAGAGGACGTTATATATCAACTATCGTTGGTCGAAGAATAGATAGCAACGGACACCGAAAGGACTATGACAAGAACGTGAAAATCATACAATGTCTGGAAGTAAGAAAAGACAAGAATACTACCTCTATTAAGAAAAGTAATTGCCTTACAACAGTCATGAAAGATAACATGATATCATCATTACCGCCCGGAAGATATCTGAACGCCTTTGACCTGAAAGATAAGTTCAGATACCTGACTCCTGTGGAGATGTGTAGGCTACAGACATTGCCGGATGATTACCTTGATGGGATAGCCCCGAATACGGCCATGTCTTTAACAGGTAACGGATGGACGGTGGATGTGATAGCCCATTTGCTAAAAGGCATAGAGTGTAGGTAGAATTTAAAACACTATTACAACGATATGATTATAAACAAGACATGGTCGATGCCGAACAGCGAGACATTCAGCATAAAACCGATAAGAGAACTTATAGATAGATATAAAAAAGACGGAATGGTTATAGTGGATCCATTCGCCAGAAACAGCGATATAGGGACGATAACCAACGATCTTGATCCTGAGACTAAGGCTATGTATCATAAAGACGCCACGGACTTCTTGTGTCATCTTGATGATAATATAGCTGATATGGTATTATATGATCCACCATATTCTGCTAGACAGGTGTCCGAGTCATATAAAAGGCTTGGAGAATCTGTTAATATGCAAACAACACAATCCAGTTATTGGGCTAAACAGAAGAAGGAGATAGCTAGGATTACCAAGAAGGGCGGGGTGGTCATTACCTGCGCGTGGAACTCCGGCGGTATAGGGGCAGGGCTTGGTTTCGAGCAGCAGGAGATTCTTCTAGTGGCTCATGGGGGATGGCATAATGATACGATTGTTACTGTAGAGAAAAAGATCAAGGGTTAGATGAAAGAAAGGATATTCACCACAAAAGAACAGGGGAGAGTGCTGGTTGAGGCCGGCCTCCCTATCTCCACCGCCATCGGTTTCAGAGACAAGTATCTGGATCAATTACATTCTATGGAGGATGACGCTGGTCGTATAGGCCTGATCGAGGCCGTTACCCCGGATATATCCAACCCTGTTTGGGATGTAGGGACGTTACTGAATTTACTCCCATATGAGATAGAGGGTTGTACATTAGAATGTTATAAGCTAAAACATGCATGGTCTGTAACGTATAGAGATATAGATGAGATTCCTATGTATTGGAGTAGCGAGAAACTTCTTGTAGACACATTGTTTTCGATGATGATGGAATTACTTAAACATAAGATTATATGAACATAAAGCAAATAACAAAATTAAGGTACAAAACGAAAGATAAGCCTCCTATAGAAGGGGTTCCTCTTTTAGGATACAACAAAAAATATAGCTGTCCGTGGGAAACAATGTATAGGAGAGGGGATAAGTACTACACCTGCATGAAGTATGATGCTGAATTTGAAACATATCCACCGGAAGAATATGAATATTTATATCCATGAAAATATGAAACAAGTAACAAGAATAAGATACAAAACAGAGGATAATCCGCCTATGGCTAATGTCCCTCTTATAGGATACAGTTTGGAATACGACTGCAAGGTAGCGTTGGTATACAGAAAGGGGGATAACTATTACACCAATATGGAGTGCGATGTTGAATATAAGACATCTCCTCCAGATGAGTACGAATACGTATATCCGTGAGAATTAGAAGGGATATATTTATATTTAAGCATGATTAATATTATTTTAATATTATTCATGCTTTTATTTTTGTTTAAATCCTATCTTTGTATCAGTATTAAAAACCAGATTGTTATGAACAAGTTGATTTTAAACAATATCCAAGACCTGTGGAGGTGGAGGGAGAAGATAAACATTGATGACTTTAGAGAGGAGCCTATGGCTGAGGATATGCCACTCTATTTCCCATGCGCTGTTATCTGGCATGAAGATTATGGTGAGCATGACGATGATAATTATATATGTTATGGATTTGTTTATGTAGCAGAAATATTAGGGATATGAGTGTTAAGAGACAGATATTTATTAATAACAAAGACATTGATGGGAAGATAGCTAATAATACGACATTTGATTTCGATTTCAATGTTGACAAGAATATTCTTGAAAAAATAAAAGCAAAGAAGGAGAGCAATAAACTAAATACAAAAGATTGGACGCTGTTCTCACTTATGGTTTTGTTTATTTTTGCGATGGGAGTTGTAAGTGGATGGTTAGCGTTTAATTGTTTAGGCATTGGAGAAGGTTAAGGAACATTTTAAAAATCAATAGATATGAAATTACTATTTTTCGATTTAGAGACAACCGGTGTTAAGTTCTGGAGAAACGGGATACACCAAATAGGAGGGATCGTGGATATCGACGGGCAGGAGACTGAGAGGTTCGACATCCGCCTAGCCCCGAACCCTGCCGCCACGATAGAGCAAGAGGCGCTGGATGTGGCTGGTGTTACCTTGGAGCAAGTGCAGTCGTATCAGCCTATGGAAGAAGGGTACAGGCAGTTAGTTGGTATATTATCCAAATACGTGAATAAGTTCGATAAGAGGGATAAAATGTATTTAGTGGGGTATAACAACGCTGGATTCGATAACAGCTTCCTACGGGCTTTATTCCAGCAATGTGGGGATAAGTATTTCGGATCATGGTTCTATCCTAATTGCATGGATGTGTATGTTATGGTAACACCATTCCTGATGGGCGTAAGGAACGATATGGAGAACTTTAAGTTGATGACCGTGGCCAGAACTATGGGTATTGAGATTAATGAGGATAAACTCCATGACGCTACTTATGATATTGAGCTGACTAGGGATATATTTTATAAGATAATCAACAAAATGGATGTTAAGTTATGAGGGAAATTTTAGAAGCTATACATGATTACCCGGATGAGGCGCTTGGGCTATTTTTCTT